ATCCCTGGGGGTCTTGTTTGCTAGCAGGCACGTGGAGCTTGCCGCCTCGCAGTGTCTCGCCTGATTCATGCAAGAACACGGTTTCAACTGTCACGCCGGCGCTGTCTTCTGAGGTCTCTTGGTACAGCGCAATGCCATTAGCCAGCAAAGCATCATTTACCGCCTCCAGGCAGCCGGCCAGGTCAGCGTAGCGGCTTTTAAAGTGTGGGTTTGTGCTGGTCTTGAGCGCTGGTGCAAACTCGCGCTTTGCGGCTACAAAAGCCTGTGCTATTTTGTTCATTTCATTACTCCTAGTATGCTATTTTGATTTCGTCAAAGTCATCAGCGCCAAGCGTCAACTCTTGGCCGTTAATTAAGATGGTGGTCTGATTGCCAGACTCCATCGCATCCTCAAGCTCAAGCATCGCGTCGATGTACGCGTCGCTTAACTTGCTGACCAAAGCCGCTAGCTTCTCTGCGCCTTGGTGATTTACTGAATAAAGTTGTCTCATACTTCGACTACCTCAACATTGTTGCCACCAAACTCCTCAGCCTGCTCAGCCATCGCCGACCATGATTGATATCCTGCACTTGAGGCAAAAGCGTCTTGTGCCTCGGCTTTGTCACGGCCTTCGTAGTTGCCGTAATCCAATCCACATGAATTAAAATTAAAGGTCATTTGAAATCTCCTGTTTGTGTTGCTGACGAGGTCATCTTAACCCAGAAAAAACACGTTTTATCTAGGTGTTTACCCCTATTTACGAAAATAATTTTTCGCACTCACAATTGAGCATGAATACATTAGAAAACTACATTGAAGACCTTGAGGCGCTACTGAGCCGCAAGCCCACAACAGACGAAGCGGCTATACACTGGCTGCACGCTGTCATTGCTGACGCGACAACGGCGCGGTACAAACTAATTTCAGAGCTTTACCCGCCAGGCGGAAATGACTAATAAGAAACGAAAAAAAGCGTTATAATTTATTTTGAGACGGTTTATGAGTTGCGTGTACGAGACGCAGATACCCATAAGCCTTCACAGGCTGACCCCTGAATTTCCGGTGCTCGTACCACTGGAGTTCAGGGGTTTTCTTTTTGGAGTTAGACATGGGCTTGTTTTTAAGGGCTGAGATTGAGACAGAAGTTTATGGCGACGGAGATGGTTTTATAAGGATTTCACAAACTAACGATAAAGGCGAGGATGTTGCAATTTGGGTATCGGCCAACCAGTTTGGGATAATTGTTGAGCAAGAAAAGTTTCTTGTAAACGAAGCATTTCGTGGCGTTGATAAAGACAAGCCAGTTGACACTGAAGTAGTTGGAGACGCCTAATGTTTTACTACCAACATCATATTGGAGACTTCATTAAGGATACGGCCAACCTTGATGACCACCAGCTAGCCACATACCTACGGATGATGTGGATTTATTACACAGACGAAACGCCGTTCGATGATGACCCAGAAAGCATTGCGTTCGCAGTGCGTTCGGATGAAAAAACAGTGCGATTGCTCTTAAAGCATTTTTTTGATAAGTCTGTAGACAAGTGGCATCACAACCGCTGCGACCGAGAGATTGATGGCTACAAGCAAAAGAGTGAAAAGGCCAGAGGCAGTGCAAACGCAAGGTGGAGCAATGCGAAGGCTATGCGAACGCATAACGAACGCACTGCGAACGAACCTGTTTTGGATGCTAACCAAGAACCTAATAACCAAAGAACCAAAGAACCAATAACCAAAGATAAGACAGCAACTAGCGTTGCACCGCCTGACGGCGTATCACAGTCAGTTTGGGATGAATTTGTTGCTCACCGCAAACGCAAAAAGGAGACAGTCAGCAAATTGGTTGTTGCTGGAATACAAAAAGAAGCCGATAAGGCTGGCTGGACTTTGGAAGATGCATTGTCTGAAACAGTGATACGTGGCTGGAAGTCTTTTAAGGCTATATGGGTGGCAAAGAAGTCAATCAGCCAGGCACAGACCCTAAGTTTTGCCGAGCGTGACCAACTTGCAAAGCAAAAGCGTTGGGAGGAAATGACCGGCAGGCAGTGGCCAACAGAATCACAATCTTTTATTGACGTTGACACTAGCGTATTGGAGTTGAAATGAGTATATCAATCAAAGCAATTGACAGGCTTTTTGAACGCCTGGCTGCAACTTATGGCTCGGCATGGTCACGCCAGTGGTCTGACGTTCCGCTTGCTGATGTAAAGACAGCATGGGCACACGAGTTAAGCGGTTACGGTGGGCGGCTAGAGGTGCTTGCATGGGCTTTGGAAAATTTACCAGAGCGAGCGCCCAACATCATTGAGTTTAGAAACCTGTGCCGACGTTCACCTGCACCTGAAGCACCAAGGTTGCCAGAGCTAAAAGCAGACCCAGAGCGTTTGGCTCGTGAGCTGTCAAAGTTGCAAGACCTCAAGCAATTAGTCACTAAAGCCTTGCCGGTTGACCACAAGGCTTGGGCAAAGCGAATATTGCAAGGCTATGCAGATGGGAAAAAGACAAACCCAACAAGCATACGCTTTGCTAAAGAGGCTTTGCAATGAACTACTGCACAGCAAGAAAAATACTTGATTTGGTGCGTGAAGGTAGGGATTACCCTGTATTCATAATCAACCAAGCGTTGTACATTGTTAGTGAGATTACAGAGGAAGAATATGAAAAAACAAAGCAAATACAAGCCTAAACCTGTTTTAGTCAACCCGTTGGCTTTTGTGATTGAAAGCATTACACCAGTTGCAAAGCACGAAGGCTCTCTGTTGACCCTGAAGTTGAAGAACCACAATGCCCTGGCAATGCTTGTCAAAGGTGAGGCAAGACGAAAAGAGCTGGATGTACTGATAAGCGCTCTAAACACGTGCGAGGCGCTTGTTCTAATGGGGTTTGGTACTGAGTATGCTTTTGTTGCAAAAAACGGCTTAGACGCGCTTCTAGAGGTCTGCAAACGCGGTATGAGGACAGACCACTACATCTTAAAGGGTGCTGAGATGCAAACGCTGGATGAGGCAATGCAATTACACGACGGGCAATTAGAAATCGTGACGGTGGGTGAGTTAGACAGGTCGCAACGTATTGTCCGCGATGTGCTGAGGTCGAAGAAGGCAAAAGTTATAAACGATAAGGAGAAATCAAAATGAGCAGCGACCCTGTTTCCGTCAAAGATATACACGAAGGTGCACCGCCGGAAACACACAGGCCTTGGGTTGGGCTGACGCAAATAGATGTTGATTCTTGGGATTTACCAGACCGCCCAACTGTTTTTGAGTTTGCACAGTTTATTGAAGCAAAATTAAAGGAGAAAAACAATGGCTAAGTTAATTGACTTCCCCATCGGCCTAGATGCAGGCGAGACGCGCCTTGAACTTGACCCAGACGCGGTATTGACTAAAGCAGTAGGAATGCTAAAAGAGGTGGTTATTGTTGGTTATGAAGCTGACGGCTCATTGTATTTTGCGTCTACTGGAACACATGGGCCTGATGTGCTTTGGCTACTGAAACAGGCCGAGCAACGCCTGCTGGCTATTGAAAGGGAGATGAGGACATGACTACGACGATTGAGTTTAAGGCTTGGCTAGACAGCCCTCTGACAAAGGCGCTGAAGCAAGGCCACAAGGAGGCAGTGTTGGCAGAGCGTGAAGCGTGCGCAAAGGTGTGCGACGACATTGACGCTGAATACGGAGGCGAGGATGTGCTGGCGACTTGGTGTGCCAAAGCCATCCGTGCAAGGGGCAGTGCTTAAGCCACTACTGGCTTTGTTGATGCTACCGACATTGGCGTTGGCTGTGCCTTACAGCAAGCAGGCTAAGTGCCTGGCTGACAACCTGCACTACGAAGCAAGGGGCGAAAGTCTGGCTGGCATCAGAGCTGTGGCCTCGGTGGTATTAAACAGGGTCGCAAGTAAGCGCTGGCCAAACTCAATCTGCAAAGTGGTTTATCAAAGCAAGCAGTTTAGTTGGGCTAACGATTACAGAGCTAGAAACCCAAGGTTGGTGGCGTACACGCCGAAAGTGCAACGGGTAGTGGCTAAGGCAATCGCAGGTAGGTTGAAGGACAACACGCGAAGGTCAACGCACTACCACACACTAGCCGTCTACCCTCGCTGGGCGGGCAGGTTGGAAATGACTGAAGTAATTGGTTTTCACGTGTTTTATAAGTACAAAAGGAGAGAGCAATGAGCGCAGAAAAAGAAATTAGAAGAACAAATGCTTGGCTACAACGCCGAGTTAGGGCAAGTCAAATACCGATTGATGCAGAGCCATACATTAATTATCAACATCAAAGCCCACAGCGCTGGCGCAATGTTTTAGTAAAACTATCGGTTGTGGCGGTAATTATGTTTGCAGTAGGGCTAGTCACTTGCGGATTAATTACACTCAACTTATGGCTTTCTATATGAAAAAAGAATCAATACCAAATGCTTTTACAATGTTTATTGTGAAAAGTATTATTAGCGATGACACCAGTTTTAGACGTTCGAGAGCTGGAACGGTCGGTGGCAAGGCAAGGTCAAAAAATTTAAATGGCGATGGGATACAAAATGTGCATCAACTAAAAGTGAATTCAAAACTTACAGAAAGCAAAAGCGTTGTCTTTAATACCCTGGGGCACAAAGAAAGAGCAAGCCGAGCGTCGAGTGCAACAAAGCATCGAGTCTAAAAGGTCGCAACAGGCCGCTGACGAGGGTTTGGCTCGCGAGTTGGTGTACAGCTACAAGTGGCAAGCTGAAAAAGCGCCAGAGTGGTTTAGGGGTGTGATGGATAAATTGGCAAAAAAATACGGTCAAAAGTACGCGGATGATATTAGGGCGTTAATGACATTGGAGAAGAACAGAAAATGAAAATAACGCTACACAATGCGCAACAGGCGCACCAGGTGGTAACGGACATTTATCAAAAGATGAAGCCTCATCTGATAGGAGGTAAGAAATTTACTTTGGAAGTCACAAGCGAGACTCGCAGCCAGCCACAAAATGAGATGTACCACGCCATTATTGGCCAGATTGCAAAGCAGGCAAACCATGCGGGCGCTAAGTGGGATGGTGAAAGCTGGAAACGGTTTTTGATTGACCAATGGGCAAGCGAGACTGGCAGGTCAGCAGGGAAGGTGGCGCCGAGCTTAGACGGTCAAAGGGTAGTTCAACTAGGTATACAGTCGCGCAAATTCAATAAGGCAGACGCAAGCGAGTTCACAGAGTGGCTCATTTGCTGGGCAACAGACAAAGGTTTTGAGGTGGGCGAATGAAAACAAAGAAGTGCAAGGTATGCAAAGATACGTTTCAACCAGCCAGACCGCTACAGACATGTTGCAGCCCATCGTGTGCTATGCAACTGGTCAAGGCGGTTAAAGTCAAGAAAGACAAGCAAGAAACAAAATTAAAGCTGGATGCACTGCAAACCAAGCCGCAGTTGGTCAAGAAGGCGCAGGCTGCGTTTAATTCTTACATTCGAGCCAGAGATACAGGCAAGCCATGCGTATCGTGTGACAAGCCCCTAGGAGACGCACCAAACACATTTGACGCAGGACATTACAGGTCGGTTGGTTCAGCTCCGCACATGAGGTTTGTTGAGGACAACGTACACGGTCAATGCAAGCATTGCAATAACTGGCTTGGCGGGAACGTTGTTGAGTATCGCAAGCGACTTCTAGAGCGGATTGGTAAACGCCAACTAGACTTACTTGAATCTGACAGCACGCTGAGGAAGTACACCAAAGAGGGTTTGATTGAGATTGCCAGGCACTACAACGCAGAGGCTAGACGGCTGAACAAAGAGAGGCTACAATGAAGGCTCTTTCTCCTAGTCGTTTGTAGCGACTTTAGACCACTAACGCAGTGGTCTTTTTTTTGGTATGATGGTTTCACTTTGGATTTACCAATGGAGAACCCATGACGACAATGGATAAAGTCGGGAACAATTTAGAATATATTGCTCTTGAAACGCTAATTCCTTATGCTAGGAACAGCAGAACGCACTCAGATGCTCAAGTCGCGCAAATAGCCGCAAGCATACGCGAGTTTGGATTCACAAACCCTATATTGATAGACGCAGAGGGCGGCATCATTGCTGGCCACGGCCGTACTATGGCGGCACGTAAGCTGGGGCTGGACGAAGTGCCATGCATACGGCTAAGAAACCTCACGGACGCTCAAAAGAAAGCCTACATCATTGCCGACAACAAGCTGGCGTTAAACGCTGGGTGGGATGATGAAATGCTTAAAGTTGAATTAACAGAGTTAAAAGACCTTGACTTTGATTTGTCTTTAATCGGTTTTGACGCTGACGAGTTGGCAAACCTATTGGAGCCTGAACAGGTAGATGGGTTACTTGATGAGGATGACGTCCCAGAAGCCCCAGAAACACCCGTAACCGTTGAGGGCGATGTTTGGATACTTGGCAACCACAGACTGATGTGCGGTGATTCATGCAGTCAAAACGATATGGACAAGTTAACCAGTGGCCAGTTGGTTGATATGTGGCTGACAGACCCGCCATACAACGTGGCGTATGAAGGTAAGACCAAGGACGCGCTCAAGATTCAAAACGACAGCATGGCCGACGAGGACTTTCGCACATTCCTGCGCGATGCCTGTGTGACCGCTGACACGGTGATGAAGGCTGGCGCAGTGTTTTATATCTGGCACGCCGATTCAGAGGGTTACAACTTCCGAGGCGCTTGCCAAGACGCGGCGTGGAAGGTTCGACAGTGTTTGATTTGGAAAAAGTCATCGCTTGTCATGGGGCGGCAGGACTACCACTGGAGGCATGAACCTTGCTTGTACGGCTGGAAAGAGGGCGCTGGCCACCTTTGGGCTGCCGACCGAAAACAAACAACCATCCTTGAGTTTGACAGACCAACCCGTAACGGTGAGCATCCAACCATGAAGCCCGTGGCGCTGTTCGAGTACCAGATGCTCAACAACACTAAAGGCGGTGACATTGTGCTTGATAGCTTTGGTGGAAGCGGGACAACCTTAATTGCTGCTGAAAAAAACGGTCGGTTCGCTCGGGTTATGGAGCTCGACCCTAAATACTGTGATGTCATAGTCAAACGCTGGCAAGAGTTTAGCGGCAAGCAAGCCGTTCACGAAGTGACTGGAGAGGTGTTTACAGGGGTTGCGCATGGCTAAGATAGGAAACCAAGGCGATGGTGGAGGCCGCCCAATAGTAGTGTTCGATACCACACAGGTAGCGCAGGTCGAGGCGCTTGCCGCTGTATTGTCTAAAGGTCAAATGGCTGATTACTTTAGTATTGGCGAGAACACTCTGCGCGAGGTCGAAAGTCGTCAACCCGAAGTTTTGGAGGCATATAAAAGAGGAAAGGCCAAAGCTATTGGTAATGTGGCCAAGAACCTTATTGGTCAAGCGCAGGCAGGCAACATCGCAGCGGCCATCTTTTACTTAAAGACTCAAGCGGGCTGGAAAGAAGATAAGTCGGTTGCAACGATTAACCACAACGTCCGTTCGTTTGAGATATTAGAAGACGATGCGAATAGCGGCGAGAGCTACTAAACCACAGACTGCGCTGGCCAACAGCACTAGACGGTTCCCAGCAATGGTGGCTGGCTTTGGCGCCGGTAAGACGCACGCATTAGTGCTGAGGGCTTTGCGGCTGTTGTTTGAAGATGGTGGTGGCGACATTGCTTATTATTTGCCTGACTATCCGCTGGTACGGACAATTGCTTACCCTCGTTTCCAGGCGGCGCTTGACGACCTTGGCGTCCCATATGAGCTTAATAGGTCTGAACACCTTATGAAGGTAAACGGGCGAAGTGTCATATTTAGGACGATGCAAAACCCTGATTCAATAGTAGGCTATGAAGTTGGCGACAGCTTGATTGATGAGCTTGATACTCTGCCCAAAGCCAAAGCAAACGATGTATGGAATAAGATAATTGCTCGTAACAGGCAAAAGAAAGCCAATGGCAAAATAAATAGCGTGGCGGTTGGCACGACACCAGAAGGTTTTAGGTTTGTTTACGAAAAGTGGAAAAAGAACCCAACTGAGTCTTACCAACTTATAAAAGCGCCGACATACAGTAATCCGCACCTGCCGGACGGGTATATACAGTCTTTGCGTGAAACATACCCCACGCATTTGCTAAGCGCCTATATCGAGGGTGACTTTGTTAACTTGACCAGTGGCTCGGTATACATGAACTGGGACAGGGCGCTTAATGGAACCTTGGCTGAAGCCAATAAGAGCGAGACCTTGCATATAGGGATGGACTTTAACGTTAACAACATGGCGGCTGCAATCCATGTAATGAGAGATGGCAACGCTTACGCAGTCGATGAGATAAGCGGAGGCCAGGACACGCCAAACGTTATACGAACCTTGCGCAACAGGTATCCTGACAACCCGATAATTGTCTACCCAGACGCAAGCGGCGGGGCAACAAGCACTACTAACGCGGCATCAAGCGACTTGGTTTTGTTGCGTAACGCTGGGTTCACTATCAACGCACCGAGGGC